ACCGAGTTGGTTCCCATGGGCGGGTTGAACCGGGTCAACCTGACCAATCTTCGCCAGTCGTCGGGCAGGTATCGCATCGAGGATTTTCCCGCATACGGCGGCGATATCACCGAGAGCAAGCTGATCGTGGACCGCGTTTTCGATTACACAGGCTCGGCGCTCGATGAGTCACGCACGCACGAGCCGCCGAATGAATAGGAGGACGGACGGATGATCGAGATTCGGAACCTGAAGTTCCAGCCCCTGACGCTGCACCTGGCGAACTCGAAGCGCTCGGTGCATCTCGCGTCACGGGGCAAGGCGGAGATCGACGACAGGGACCTTTCTGACGAGATCCGCAACGCGGCGCAGAAGGGATTTCTCGCGTTGCGCGAGCTCAAGCGTGCTCGGCAGTCCAAGCAGGCGATCCCCAAAGCAATGGAACCGCCGCAGTCGGTCAAGACGAAGTCGGCGGCCAAGGACAAGAAGACGGGAGGTGACAAGATATGAGTCCTTATCTTTCCCCTGGGCTGTACGTGAGGGAGACGGACTTCTCCTTCTATGTTAAGAGCATCTCTACCTCGGCCGCCGGGTTCATCGGCGTGGCTGAGAGAGGCCCGATCAACAAGGTCCAGCTGGTGACGAGTTGGGAGCAGTTCGCCAGAAAGTACGGGTCGTACATCGCCGACGGCTATCTGGCCTACGCGGCGCGGGCGTTCTTCGACAACGGCGGCAACATCCTCTACGTGAACCGGATCGCTCACTACACGGACATCACAGACAAGGCCACGCTGACCGCCGTCAAGGCCACTCGCACGCTCAAGGATCGCTCCGGCGTGAAGGCGTCGAAGACCACGGGTACACCGGGCACGGACGAGATCACCTGGACGGCCATGGAGTCCGGCGTGGCGGGCGACTCGATCACCGTCGCCATCGTCGTGAGCGGCAACAGCACGCCGCTGTCGGTCGCGGTCTCCGGCACGGACATCACCGTGAACGCGGCCACCGATGGGACAGGAAACCCCATCTCGACCGCGGATGAGGTCGTGGACGCCGTCAATGCGGACGCCGACGCGTCGGCCCTGCTGCTGGCCTCCACCTCTGATTCCGGGGTCGTCGCAGCCGTGACCCAAACGAACCTGGAGGGCGGCGTGGACGCACAGGACACCCTCGATGTCAGCGCGATCAACGAGGGAACGTGGGGCGACGGGCTGACCGTGGCTGTCACCGACGGCACGCTGAACCCGAATACGGAGTTCAACCTGACGGTCAAGGACAATGGCCAGGTCGTTGAGATTTTCCGCGACCTGTCCATGGATGAATCCTCGCCCAACTTCGTTGAATTGAAGGTCAACGAGAAGTCGGAGTATGTCACCGTCGCGGCCACTGGCTCAGCCACGCCCGCACCGGGCGACCGGCCTGAGTTGGGCGAGTTCGGATTGTCGGGAGGCGACGACGGGCTGACCGGTCTCGCCGACGCCGACTACACAGGCGACGCCTCGAACCACACCGGTCTCTACGCCTTCGACGAGATCGACCAGGTCAACATGCTGGCCGTGCCGGGCGTGACCAGCGCCGCGGTCATCCACGCGGGCATCACTTACTGTGAGAACCGACAGGACTGCATGCTGATCGCCGAGTGTCCGATCTCCCTCGACCCGCTCGAGGCTGTGGACTTCCGCAAGGGCCAGGGCGGTTACACCCACGCGGCCTTCAACTCAAGCTACGCGGCACTCTATTACCCGTGGCTGGAGATATCCGATCCGCTCACGTCGCAGCGGAAGCTCGTGCCGCCATCTGGCGCGGTGTGTGGCTGCTACGCGCGCAGCGACCAGAAGACGCACGTCTGGTACGCACCTGCGGGCATCGACCGGGGCCGCATCTTCAACGTCCTCGGCCTGGGCTACAAGACCTCGCGCGCCGAGCGCGACGTGCTCTATCCCGAGGGGATCAACGTCATCGCCAGCTTCCCGGATTCCGGCGTGAACGTCTGGGGCCAGAAGACGCTCCAGTCTCAGCCGTCGGCCCTCGACCGTGTCAACGTGCGCCGGCTGATGATGTACATCGAGGAGGCCGTGGCCGAGAGCAGCCGGTTCGTGGTGTTCGAGCCGAACAGCCCGCAGACCTGGCGGGCGCTGGCCCGCCTCATCAACCCGTTCCTGCAGACCATCAAGGAGAACGGCGGCCTCTACGAGTACGCCGTTCAGTGCGACGAGGAGACGACCACGCCAGCGCACATCGACCGCAATGAGCTGGTCTGCCGGGTGTTCGTCAAGCCGACGAAGACGGCGGAGTTCGTGGAACTGAACTTCATCCTCGTGTCCACGGGCGGAAGCTTCACGGAGGTGACAGGTGGATAGGTGATACGTGACAGGGAACGACGAACAGAGAGCATAACGTCATCTGACTCCCTATCACCTGTCACGTGTCACCTATAACCCGTTTCGACGAAAGGAGAAACGAATGCGTAGCGGCAACATGCCCAAGAGTCTGTATCAGAACTGGCAGTTCGCCATCGAGGTGAACGGGTTCGACGTGGCCTTGTTCCGCAAAGGGACGGAGCCGAAGACGGAGTTCGAGGAGGTCGCCTTCGCGCCTGCCGGGTCGATGTTCGACCAGAAAGTCGCCGGGCGGGTGAAGTTCGACGACATCACCCTGGAGAAAGGCGTGCTTCAGGACGGCTCGGACGCGGCGGCGCTCGACTGGATCAAGCAGCAGGTGGACGTCAACGCCGTCACGGGTCAGCTTCCCGACAACGCCGTCACGGGTCAGCTTCCCGACGAGTACATGCGCGACATCGACATCGTGCGCTACGACCGCGCCGGCCAGGAAACCAGGCGCTGGACACTGCACGGCGCGTGGGTTAAAGTGCTGGAGTACGACGACCTGGAGGGAGGGAACACGGAGAACAGCATCGAGAAGCTCAGCGTGTGCTACCAGTATTGGACGCAGTGATGCAACGGCGACGGCTGCAGCAGGCAGAGGCGGATTAGGCCGTGGAAGGATTGAGAATCATGGACACATGGAAGTTCTACGACATCACTCACCGTGAACATGTGGTGTGCAATCCCACGAGCGAGGGAAAACTGGCGCGTCTCGTGGAACTCCTGCGCCTCCCGACTAACGCGCAGGTGGTTGACATTGCGTGTGGTAAGGGCGAGTTCCTGATTCGCTTGGCGGAAGCCTATGGCGCTCGTGGCACGGGCATCGACGTTTCTCCTTTCCACATCGCCGACGCGAAGAGAAGGCTCGAGGCGCGGGCACCGAGTGCTGGCATCACCTTCATTGAGACGAATGGTGCGGATTTCAGGCTGGACGAGCCGCACAGCTTGGATTTGGGGTCATGTATCGGTGCCAGTTGGGTCTTCGGGGGGCATGCTAATACTCTCGAAGCGCTGATCAGCATGGTGAGGCCCGGCGGCTGGGTGATCGTGGGATGATCGTGGGAGAGCCATACTGGGCGCAGGAGCCGTCCGAGGACTACCTGGAGGCATCTGGGGTTGCGAGAGAGGACTTCGGGAGCCACTTCTCCAATGCAGAAGCCGGAGAGCAGCGAGGATTGGACCTCGTTCACGCGATTGTGAGCAACAAGGACGACTGGGACAGGTACGAGGGCCTCCAATGGTACGCGACGGACGAGTACGCTCGCACCCATCCAGATGATCCGGACTTGGCGGAGGTGGTTGAGCGAGTGAGCAAGGCGAGGGCGGCATACCTGCGTTGGGGGCGCGATACGCTTGGTTGGGCGATCTACATGTTCAGATCGCGTTCTGCGACCTAACAAACGGATGAACACGAGCCGGAATAGGCCGGCTGGCTCGCTTCGCTCGGTCATGTCTACCGCCGGCCACGTTATCCGAGACGTTGGGAAACGCAAGGATACCAAGCGAAGTAAGCGCCAGGCATTGACGACTCAAGTCTGCTGAGACACGTCGGCGGACGTTGAAGGATCAAGCCCGTTGAGACGAGAGACACCCTCTCGTTTCAGCGGGCTTCTTGTTGTGCGCCCGGCAGGGCGCACCCACTTGGAGGTGGAAGTCCTCTACACGCCCGGCAGAGGGAAGTGTTAGCCGAACGGCAAGGGCGTCCGCTGTGAGGCGGCGTCTGAAGGAAGCCGATGGCAAAGCGCGGCCCCG